CTCACAACGCTACGAGTAGAAGCGTAGCAATTACTCAAAAATAACAAAAGCAGTTCTTTCGGGGGCTAAGAATTAAAAAAAAGCCCCCAACATACATCATATTAATATTGCCACATAAAAACATGATAAAGCATAAGATACCTGATGTTGGGGGCTAATATCTTCAACATAAATATCTTATGCTTTGTTCATCAAAATCTCATGTTTTATGTGGCGAGGCAAAGATAAGCATAAAAATTAGAAAAAACTATGTGCAAATCAGAAATCTTTGCCAAGATAATTAATATTGTTTCAAAAGAAACCGAAGTGCCTGTAGACCAAATATTATCCTCTGATAAAAACATGGAAACAGTGGATGCCCGGTATCTTCTTGTGTCTCTCCTGTCTGAAAGCGGCATGTACCCTTCACAAATAGCCGTTCATATCCACAAAACCAAACGTGCTGTCAACTACATGATATCAAATTTCTATGAGAGGATGGAAAGTGGGAAAATGTTGAGAATATATTGGGATAATATAAAGAAATCATTGGGAAACAACTGATTTTACATAAGTTACAACATATGTACTTTTGCATACGGTCAATTTTGACCGGGATACAAAATACAAATACTTATGGAACGAACTTATGTTTTTGGAGATCCGTCAGGTAATGGAGGTGCTGCTAATAATCTGCTTGCCTCCATCCTTCCGTCTTTGCAAAACCGTGGCATTGACACAGGCTATCTGATGGGGTTACTTGGCAACGGTAACGGCAATGGTGGTTTCTTTGGTAACAATGGCGGTTTTCAGGACATCATCGCATTGATTGTGATTGCAGCCATCTTCGGTAACGGAAACTTTGGATTCGGTGGCAACAACAATAAGGGTGCCGATGAAGGAAGAGAAATGATCATGCAGACACTTAACCGAAACGGTGTAGACATTGCATCATTAGCCCAAGCAGTGAACACCTCTTCAGACCAAATCCTTGCCGGTATTAACTCTGTATCACAGGCAATCTGCGGTCTCGGTAGTCAAATGGGTCAGAACACCAACAGTATCCTGACTGCGATTATGCAAGGTAACAACGCTCTGACATCTCAGATTTGTAGCTGTTGCTGCGATATGAAACAGCTTGTAACTACACAAGGATACGAGAGCCAGCTTGCAATGTGCAACCAAACTAACGCATTAATCAACACTGCTAACCAAAACACATTGTCATTGCGTGACGGGGCTACTGCAAATACGAATGCTATCCTTGCCAAACTTGATGCAATTCAAAATCAGGCATTGCAGGACAAGATTGCATCTCTTACTGCGGAAAAGGCTACTTTAACAGCCGAAATATCCCAGCGTAATCAGAACGCCACTATCCTGAGTGCAGTAGGACAACAGATTGCTCCTTTGGCAGCCGGATTGCAGGCATTACAAAGCGATGTTGAAAAGGTAAAATGCAGCTTACCTCCTACAATTTCCGTACCTTATCCGACCGTAACCGCAGTAAATACAGATTTGTATAGAGCTGCTGCTTATGGTGCCGCTGCGGGTAGCTATGCCGGAGGATGTGGCTGTAATGGTTATTGGGGATAATTAGCCATTAGGTAAAGAGTTCTTTGACTTATTGATAAGGGTTTCGTAGTCGGAAAAATACATCCATTGAAATTTTTTGTAGTGTTTACATCGTCCTTTGCAACAATTTATAACTCTACCAACAAAGAATCCTTGTTTTTCAGTCTCATTGATTGAATTAAATATATGGATTAAAGAGTTGCCCTTCAGTTGAACAACTGGCTTAAATCTCTTTTCATTTGTTAGAGGATTTAAATTATTCTGAGAGAATGAACACCATTTTAAATTTTCAACACGATTATCATATCTATCCGTATTTATGTGGTCTATACATGGAAAGTTATTAGGATTAGGTATAAAGGCAAGTGCAACAAGTTTGTGGACGTGAAATCTCTTTTTTACTCCGCCTTTAACAAGAGTAATTGCATAATAATCTTTTCCTTTGAGTCCTGACCTTGTTGGAGATAATATTTTTCTTGTATAAGATGAAATAGTTCTCCCTAAAGAGGATATTTTATATAATCCTTCATATTCAGGAATATCTTTCCAAACTTCGCCATCTAAAGATGATGTGTCATACTTCTTCCTTCTATCTTTAACTATAACCCACTCAAGGTTAGAAACATGGCAATTTTTGTTATTACCATCTACCATTCTTACAGCCTTGCATTTATTGGGATTTGGTATAAAATTAGAAGCCACTAGAAGTGGTATATGAAATTTCCTATCTTTACCATTATTTGATAATGTTACAGATTGAGTTGATCCTCGATTGTCATGTAGTAGCATCAGTCTAGGCTCTTTATATACATTCTTAAAACGGTTATTTACATATTTAGCCATAGATACTACACGACCAAATGAAGAAACTTTATAAAGCCCTTCATATCCGACTACATCCCTCCATTCTTCGCCTTCAAGAGACACACTTTTGATAAATTCTTCGTTTGTCATTGATTTTACCGAATTAAATGATGCCGAAAATTGAAAAATGGGAAGGGCTTCGGTTTACCCTTATCAGTTGGTCATGACTCCAACCTATCCCGATTGTAAATATAGTAATAAATAATTAAATTACAAAAGATTATGGCATTATTTCCTTTTAATAATTGGGGATTCCCATTCCCATCAATCGGAAGAACAAATTTCAACACTCTTCCTACGGTGGCTGTGACCGTCGGCACGGAGAATGTTACTTTGGAACTTCCTAACCACGCATTCCGTAACAGGGATTATGTTGGAGGGTTCTATATCAGCCTCCGTCAGGCTATACCTGCC